GAAGGCGTCAATCTCAGTCGCCATCTTGGCTGTGTAGTCGTCGGGTGTTACGCGAACTCGAAACGGTTTGTAGCCTGGGCAATGGCTCACGAACTCCCAAAATGGCAAGCCGCTAACGGCGAGAGAGAAATGAACTTGCTGCTTATGCTCATCCGGCAGCTTATTTTCGATCATCCATAGCACATGCTTCTTTCCTTCAGGAGCCTTGTATTCTCCTCCGCCAATTGGCTTAGAGTCCCGCCCAAGCATTAGCCCGTCAGGCGAGCAAGCTACTAGGCCGTCATCTCGGAAGATCATGCCGACTTCCTTAATTTCGCAACCGCTAACTAGGCTGTGCCAAGCCCTGGTCTTCGGCTCCAACTCATTGCCGCGCTCAGTGTGCCTATTCCCTCCGAAAGACTGCTCATCCGCTGGGCGCTCCTCGCGTGGGCGCACAAGCTCATCGATCAATTCAGCCATGTAGGCCGCTTGGCTAGATGAAGGTTTGCCCGCTGCCGTCAGGATTCGATCAGCGTTAGATGCCGTAGGAACGCCAGCGCGAGCCGCCCACCACTCAGGCGAGTATTGCTCACAATCTAGAATCCTCACGCTTGCGAAGCCTCTTGAATGGTCTGAACCACCTCAGTGAATCGGTTAGCCGGGATAGCCTCGATAGCCTCGACGCCGATGATACCCAGTAGCTTGGGAGCATCAATGCCCGATGCTTCGATGTGATCGCGGATCGTTGCCGCCTGATCCTGGCTGACCAACTTCACGGCCTCGGCTTCAAGGTCATAACCTCCCTCGGCCTCATTTGCCATTTCGACAGCGCGATTCAACTTCTCGGCACGTTCGGTGTAAGGCCAAGTCTTGCTAGCGCGCTTAATGACAGCCTTTTTAGCCATCTGTTCAAACCACTCAACCCACGGGCCTGACTTCTTCTTGGCATAGCTCATGGACTTGCCGCGAATCTTCTCAAGCTCATCCGCGCCCATGACCTCGGTCAAAATGTCGCCGTCGCTGGTCTTTGCGATGCAGTAGACGCCGATGATTTGGTCATCATCTTTACGCTTGAACGGATTGCACTTGTGGACAGGCTCTCGGGCTGGCCCGTGGTACTCAAACGTATCGCTTTCGTAGACAATCTCAGCACGGCCCCAGCGGATAGAGCCGGTATCCGTAGCGATCTTGATAAGACCCTTGTAGCTAATATCGAGGACAATAGCTCCATCACGCGGGATCAGGTAGGCGTAGGCATTCGCCGGGTTCAGAGTCAGCCCTGTGGAAGCCACGTTAATCATTGCCAAGAGAACAGACTTAGGATTTTTGTTAGCCGTCTGCATGGCAAAGTCAGTCTTCATAAGCGCTTGCAAAGCGAAAACTCGCTCGCGCTCATAGTTGACTGTGCTTTCCGCCACTTCTCGGAACTTCTCTTCAGCCTTCTTGATAGCTGATTCATAGGGGGCAAGCCGCCTGCGCTCTTGCTGCGCCTCAACTACTTCATTCATTACTATTCCTCTCTTAGTGGTGGGCTTGCCCTGTGCTTATCTCAGAGTAACGACCGGCTCTAGCCAGTCCAGCAGCGCCGCATAACAGCGCATTCAAGCCCGTATCTGCATCGTACAGCTATTTTACCGTGCTGTAGTCTCAAATCTTAGGATTCAGCGCTCCACATATCCTGTATATGAGCGAGTTGTCTCGCCATCCACCTTCACACTGACTACGAATGAATCATCCTCACGACGAACACTAAGATGGGCCGTTTCACCCTTAACTATGCAGTATTCAGCGTGCCATGAATCATGCCAGTCTGCGAACTTCTCAGCCGCATCCTCCACATCAATTGCATCAAAGCACTTTGCAGAATCCTCCGTCCCACCCCGATCAGGCCACCATACAAGGAATCTACACATCACTTCCTCCACTCAAGATAAGTAAGCACGCCACATACAGCCGCGCCAAACGTGAAAAGTACGATCCCGCCACTATCATCCTGCCAGCAGTAGTACACGCCAGCGAGGCAGACGGCCAGGGTAGCAAGGCTAGTCCATTTGTTAAGCATCAGGTTGCCACTCCGATCAAGCCGATGATGAGCAAGCCGCCGACGCATACGGTCATGGCGGCTACGGTTGCGATGGTGCGAGCGTCGCTGAATACAAGGCACCAATCAACGCCTCGCATCGGGGTACTCCTTCATTTGCTCAACTACCTGCTTGCGGTAGTCGGTAGCCATCTTCACAAGGTCACGGAATGCGCTCAGGTGGTGCTGAGGAACCTGGATTGCCCCACAGACCCAAGCAAGTGCATCATCTGCCGCCGCGATGGTCTGGATAATTTCAGCCCGTTCAACCGGCCCAATGTCATCCGCCACTTCCTCTACGGCCTCAGTCCATGCCTCGCTATTGGTGTCCGGCGCTGAGGTCTTCCAGTTGTCGTACTTGGTAGCCATGTTGCCTCTCCTATGTGGGCATCCGCCCTGTCGATGGGTGTAGATTACGCCCTTCCATGGTGCCAATAAAGGTACTAATCTGGAACTGATCGTTCTACTGGTAGTGTTGATCCGCCCACCAATCCTAGGCAAAGTGCACCCATGGCAAAGCACCGAAAACCACCGGCAGCCTGGCTGCACCTCCATAGTGGCGATATGATCCATACCACTATCCCAAAGCACAAAATTGACACATATCTAGAGGTGATGACTGAATCCGGCTATCACGTACGAACCGAGCCGACTGTAAAGGGCTACATGTTGCACTGCGAGGTAAGCC